GTCGGCGACGAGACCCTGCGCACCGCAGAGACCGCCCGGGGTCAGAGACTTGCTGTAGGGGCTGCCGTTAGGAGCGCCGGCGACACACTCCTCGCTGTGGTCGAGATCGAAGAGGGATCCCTGGCTGACGGCGTTGATGGTGATCGGCCTGGGTTGGTACCCGGAGGACCCACCCTGGAGGACGGTCAGGACACAGATGAGACCGAAGAGGACGGCCATGTACATGAGCGCGCCGCGGTTGGTCTTGTTGAATTTGAGGAACATATTTACTATATGTCTACAAAAAAAGTGCGTTAAAGAGAAACGTAATAATTATTATTAGAGGGTAGAGATGGACGACATTACCCTGGACCGTGGACGTACCAACGTGATGAAATTGGATGCTGACGAACAGGCTCTTTATGATGAGATCGAAATTTCCGTACCTCGCGCCAAACCTGTCCCACGCCCGCAGAAGAGCGCGTTCGGTACCCGCCCTCCTCCGCAACACCAGGAGGCAATGGATGCATTCGTGAACCCGGATAAGCAGTCCGTTCCCAATGCAGCACATCCCATGCAAAACGAAGAAATCGATTACGGCGATGAGGACGATGAGATGGATTTCGACGACGACGACGGTCCCGGCACGCGATCAGAGGAACAGAAACCCACTCAGGGGTACACCTCCATCGACGAGGAGAAGAGTGATCTCTTGAACAAATTAGCTCGCCTGGAGAAGAAAGGATTTACCGTGAACAAGAGACTCAACGCGTACTCGAACGTCGAGGAGCTTCGGTCGGAAGTAAAAAGAATCACGTACAGCATCGATGTCGAGCAATCGATTCGATTCTCGCGACGTATGTTGGTGGCCTGTGTCACCGGTCTGGAATTTTTGAACAAGCGCTACAATCCGTTCGAGATTCAACTCGAAGGTTGGTCCGAATCCGTCATGGAGAACGTTGATGACTATGACGGTGTCTTCGAGGAGTTGTACGTCAAGTACCGATCGAAGGTCAGTGTCGCCCCCGAGGTCAAGCTGATCATGATGCTCGGCGGCTCTGCGATGATGTACCACTTAACCAATTCGATGTTCAAGACTGCCATCCCGAACATGAACGACGTGATCAAACAAAATCCAGAGCTCGTGAAGAATATGATGTCCGCTGTGCAGAACACGGCACCGAGGAACCCCGACGAGCCGTTCGTGGAACCCCCAGTGGGCGGTACGGGCAACTATGAGATGCAGGGTCCCGGACTCGATATTGCGAGCTTGATGGGTGGGATTTCTATGCCGCCTCCTATGCCCATGAATTCTAACTTGAACGCCGGTGGGAGCCGACCGCCCCCGATCGAAGAGGAGGATGAGTTGAGCGATATTATGTCTATTTCAGGCGAGAGCACAGGCGGAGAGATTAAGGAGGTCAACGTCGAAGGGGGTAAACCGAAAAAGCGTCGCAAGACGACCAAAAAGAATGAAATTAATTTGTGATGTTAATAATATATGATAGCGTATTGCCCGCTGGAGGATCTCGAACCTCCTCCGCAGCGGCGGCCCGAGGTGGCCGTCGCTCCCAAGAAACCACAGCCCGAGAAAGGAGATGAGGATACCGAGTTGAACTATGTGATCCTGGCCTTCATCGTAGGTGTGGTCATGTTAGCTGTATCGGACCAAATGAAAAAGTAAGTCGATTATCTACCTGAGGGTCTACCCCCCGATGGTAAATAATCTGGGTACATAGTAAATGATGTCGACGTACAAGAAAAAGGCAAAGGCCGCGACGAAGATTCAATCGGTGTACAGGGGCGGCCGCAACCGTAAAAAAATCGTCAAGAATTTGAACACGAACGGTACGCGGCTGTCTAGGGCGATACTGGTCGCCAGGAAAAAACCCGTGTACGAGAAGAATCTCGTAAATGCGTACCTGAAAAGGGCTAACCGACGAAAGTAATTAAAGACGTGGGGCTACATGGGTATATGACCGACGGGAAAATTTGTACCAAATGTAAGGTGTTCAAATCGTTTGGTGAGTTTTCGAATGACAAACAGAAAAAAGATGGATTTGGGTCTAACTGTAAATCGTGTAAAAAGGAGTACGATAAAGGGTATTACGTAGCTAATGCGGACAAGAAAAAATTACAGACGAAGAAATACTATGAAGAAAATGGGGTCGAACAAAGCGCCAAACATACAAAATACATGAGAACTAGGCGTCAAACCGACGAAGCGTTCAATCTATTGTGGAATCTTCGGCGCCGGTTGCACCATGCACTCAAAGGGAACCGAAAATCTACGTCGACCATGGAACTCACCGGTATGGAATCGAGTCAGGATATATTGAAATATCTATACGAAAAGAGTCCCCGATTCGAGGGTGTACCGCTAACCGAATTACACGTCGACCATGTCATACCGTGTGCCGCATTCGACATGATGAACGTTGATCACCAACGTGTCTGTTTCCATTACACAAATCTACAGCTACTCACACCGGCCGAGAATCTATCGAAAAATGATTCCGTACCGCCGGGGTTCGACGTCGACGATTACGTAAAAAAGCATTTGCCTCGGGGGAATTCGTCTTTCTTCTCCTCGGCGGTTTTACCGTTACCGTGAATTTTGAACCCGCCCTGTCGGTACACTTTGACGCGTTTGTAGTACATTGCACTGAAAACGCTCCACGGATCGTTTACATCGTAGATGTGCGGGTTGTTCTTTTTACCCGCAGTTTCACGCATGATACGTCCGATAGATTGGACGATGTCCGATTTCGGACTCGCCAATATAACTGTGTCCAAAGTTGGGATATCCAACCCTTCGTGCGCTTGGGAAAATGTCGCGAAGATGATCTTCTTCTTCGACGATTCTTGGAGGGCCTTTTCTTTCATGCCTCCCATGTACAGACCAGAAGTCGTGGGAAAACACTGGTGGAGCATTTCGCAGTGAAGTCGCCGGTCGCTCAAGACCAGTAATTGTCTCGACCCCGCCGACGCCTTTTTTACCAGTTCCACCAACATCTTATTCCTCTGTCGGTCCTCGACGAGAAGTGTAATCATGTTCGGCATCGATATCTTACCGTTTCGCATACTGGGCGGCGGATTTTTGTAATTCGGCGAATCAAAGGTGACCGGAAAGACTTCGACCTGTTCCTGGTTCTTCCGCTCGACTGCAAAAAACGTTGGGCCCATAAACCAGTGCAAAACTTTGGTAAGACCGTCTTTTCGCTCGGGGGTAGCCGAGAGGCCGAAAATGTGGCGTGGGCACATTTTAAACAGGGACTGACTGAACACCTTGGCACAAATGTGATGCGCTTCGTCGACTATGACCGTCCCGACCGAATCGAAATCGTCGAAGGAGTATTCTTTGAGTGACAGAGATTGAAGCATGGCAATCACAAAGTCGCAACCCTCGACCTCCTTCTTATTCTGTTGGACGACACCGATAGTCGCGCCGGGACAAAATTGTTGAATACGCTCACGCCATTGATCCGCGAGAAACTGTTTGTGCACGACAATCATCGTGCGGTAGCCGAGTTTACAGGCTATGGCCAGGGATACAGTCGTCTTGCCGAACCCACACGGTAAAGAAAGCACGCCGCTGCCTGCTTTAATCGCTGCTGCGAAGGCTTCGTTTTGGTGGGTGGCATCTCGCAATTTTCCTGTGAACTTGGCTGTGCTTTTCGCAGGTTCGGGTCTTTTGTCGATTTTGGCAGGCCCCATTTTCTCGATGCCGAAGAATCTTGGAGCGCAGATTCCGTCTTTAGTCGCTCGGAACACCTTAAAAGGCGGTGGAGGAAACCCATAGTCGGTGTTGACCACGGGTCTTACGGTAAGCTCTTTTTTTAAACCGCCGAGGACGACGACTGCCTGGTGTGGAACCTTACTCAGTTCGGTGCGAGATATCAAGTACCCGGTCCTTGTCAGTGTACCCATCTTTACCTAGTTAAAGACTACAAACTTTAACTACGTAAATGCCCACCGTGAACATCGACGAAAACATTAAGAAGGTCACTCAGACCATCGAGCAGATGACCCAGGAGATATTTAGGCTTCAGGGTATGCTCCAGACCTTCCGCGACCTTAAAAAGGGGGGGCTGGAGACGATCGAACTCCCCCGTGATCCAACTCAGGCCTCCGACGAGGAGCTCGAGAAGATCGAGGACGAAAGCACCCACGAGAAACCCGAGTGATTCTCCACATTCCAAGCCCCTTTGAAATCGACCACCACCTCGATCTCGTCCCCCCTTACTAGAGACTGAATGGGGCGTCCTTCGACGCTGCACATCACTCTCCTGTAACGGAACGGAATTTTAACCCTGAGCACTCGACCATCCAAAGGGTCGTCCACATTTACGCTTTTCAAAAGGTGCGTACGTTTCATATGCATGTTTTCAATGGTGGCACGGACATTTTCAGGGACGGTAACCCTAATATACTTCCTATCATTGAAATCATACATCGGTTCGTATACTTCGGCTGAGAACTTCATTGGTTCTTATTACGATATACAAGAATTATTACGAGGAGTGTCACGACGCAGATCGCGAGTACCTGGGAAACGGCGATCGGTTTGAGCGGGTACCGAGTCCCGAAACATTCGTGACTGAGCCGCCTGGAAACTTCGACCGCGGCTTCTATGCTCGAGTAGGGTGTGTTGCGGTACGACATCATGCCGCACAGAGCGACGTTGGGGCACACACCGAAATACGGGACTTGCCCGTTCAGACCCAACACCCCCGAACTCTGTGAAAATTCCCATTTTTCGCCGGTCCATTCACTTCCCCACCCGATCCTTATTTCTCGGGGCGGTGGAAGACCGAGCTGGTGAATCACCTCACGTTTGACGACATCCGGTTCACTGGCGAGAATTTCTTTCGTGAGATCGCATAGGACACACGAAACCGTGTTGGTCCCGGGCAAATTGGAAACGAGGATATTCCATTTGGTAGTGGTCAGGGTCTCGAGCTCCTCACCGGCGGGCACGAACTCGTCGTAATCCAGTAAGACGCATATCGACCCGTAGGTCGCGCTTCGGATCTTCTTCTCAGCCAGGGGTCCCCAATTATCGCCTATGAGTTTGAGTGCGGGGCTGTTGTCTATACACATGAAGAACATCCCATCGGATACGGACGTCCCATCACTGAAAGATGCTTCGTACCCGTCTTCTCGGTACTCCACTTTTTCGAGTTCCGAGCCGAATATAAAATTCACACCGGCACCGAGAAGTTTTTCCTCCACAGCATCGTTCATGAATTTCCCTGAAACTTTTTGCGTGTAGGGACTGGAAAAGAGAAGTTGGTCGCCGGTCTTGATAAATTCGTACGCCGACATGTGTTTCCATGTGACCCCGTCGATGTTGATCGGTAAGTGTTCGATGATGGATTTACCGCCTTCTGATAATTTGTTCTCGAAATAGTCGTGAAGGGAAACCGATTTATATTTTTCGGGTTTGAATGTCACCTTGAAAAATAATTCTAGAATTGCCAGGTAATCTTTCGGCTCAAACTTTTTTAGTGCGTATTTGAAAAAGTCCGGTGAAATCTTCTGGAAGAGTTCATCCCACTCAAGATCCATTTCCTTGAGAAAGGATTGAGCGTTGACGAACCCTCTGTCAAAAAGTACTCGGTGTGCGTGAATATCACGAACCTCTGTGTCAGGTTCCCACCACGAACCTCCGCAAGACGTTTTACGTTCGTACACGGTGACTTCGTGGTCGGTCGACCTGACGATCTCCCACGCGAGGGATAAACCGGTGGGACCCGCGCCGACGATATGAATCTTCATTCTACTGTAGGTTCACAAATTAAATGAAGCCGGTCCTGCGACGCTCCTCGGGGGTCTTGAGGAGGTACATGACGCTCAGGAAGATGACAGTGGACGCGAGGGCATACTCGATATCCCCAGTCGCGCCGAATGCGATGGCCATCAGGGAGACGAGACGGAAGACCTTGTTCCCGAAGAGCTTATCGAGGCGCTCGGGGATGGCGATCGCGTTGGGTGCGAACAGGCCCTGGTACATGATGATGAGGGAGAACACCAGGGGCTGGGCCTTGATGAAAAGTTCGGTGGGTTTTGTCACCGGACCGAAAAGGTTTTTGATCTGACGAACCATTTTGTTTATAATGTATAAAGAAAAAGTTCCTGGGTAAAGGTAAGGGATATGTTATGTGTGAACCATGTCGTAAAACCACCACCGCCGTCGCGGAATAAAATCAAGACGTGGAAGTTCGCGGCCAAGTATTTGTGGAAGGATCGTTTCACAGAGGACAAAGGTGCGCTCGGTAGGTGGACCAGGGATCAGTTGCTGGATCTCGGACCGACATTTGTGAAATTGGGTCAGATCGCGTCGACGCGCAGCGATCTTTATCCACCTGAATTCATTCGTGAGTTGGAATCTCTTCAAGATAACGTCCCGCCGTTCGATTATAACCTGGTGAAAGATGATTTGAACATGGACATATTTGAAGAATTCGACGAAACCCCTTTCAAATCTGCGAGTATAGGTCAGGTGCACAAAGCTGTCCTGAAAAACGGAAAGAGGCGCGTCGTTGTAAAATTAAAGAGACCGGGTATCTACGAGACCATGAAATCGGACACGGAAAACGTAGCCAAAATATTGAAGTTTTTCCAAACTGTCGGTATCGACACGGGGGCCAGTTCGGAATTCGTATTAAACGATTCTATAGAGTATTTACTCGGGGAGGCTGATTACGTGCAGGAAGTAGATAACGCAATACGATTCAAAAGGTCACTGAAAGCTCATGACTGGATCAGGATACCCCGCGTGTATAAAAAACATTGTACCAGTGAGATGATTGTAATGGAATATGTACCATCAGAAAAGATAACAGAGATCACAAATAAGAAGATCAACAGGAAAAAGGTGTGCGAGGCCCTCGTAAATTCGTACGTGATTCAGACCATGGACAGCGGTCTTTTTCACGGTGATCCCCACCCTGGTAATTTGGGGGTATCGAAGGACGGGAAACTGGTGTTCTATGATTTTGGTCTCCTGATTGAATTGAGCGAAGAACTCAAGGTTGGATTCGGTGATTTGTTCGGTTGTATCATTAAACGAGACACACGGGGAATCGTTCAAGTCTTAATTCGGTTAGGGGTCATCGTACCGACGTCTTCCGATATCAGCGATATCGAACTGTTCTTCGAGACTATTTTGGGGTATTTAGAAACTCTCGACGGCGGTGCTATCATGAACGACGAATTGGCAGCCGAACTGGCGATGGAAAAACCGTTCGTTGTGCCGACGAGTTTCGTATACTTAGCGAAGTCCTTCTCCCTCATAGAAGGGATATGTTTACAGTTGGATCCAGACTTTGATTATTTCACGTATCTGGAACCGATGATTCAAGAGCAGTTTCTAGAGTCTCTGGACATCGCCGAAATGGTGATGAACACCACGGAAATTCCGTCTAAGATTGGTAAAATCAGCTCGACTGTTCTGGGCCTGGAGAGGTCCAGAGCGGCGATGAAGCGCTCAATGGTCAAAACAAGACAGGAAATACGGGTAGTTCAATACAGTGTGATATGCGCTCTCCTGGCTGAGAGATTCAACGGGACGCCCGTCGCCGCGTTGCTCGTGGCGTTCGCGATCTGGATTACTTTTCGTAAAGATCGATCGATTTGACCTTGCCCTTCTTCTTCTTTTTAGTCTCCTTGTCGTTCTTGATAAGATCCTGGTGTTCCTTGAAATATTCCTTCACGCGCCTCTGCTCGTCGCGCGCGATATCACCGATCTTATCCTTGATCTTATCAACCTCACTCTTCCTCTGTTTTTGAATTTTTTTGCCGATCCTCTTGAAATCGTCATTCTTGGCGAACCACGTGGGGGATGTGGCGATTGCGGCGAACATAGTGTTTGTTGTATTCTGATGACATTAATTTTTTAAGTCCCTGATGAGATCGTCGATCCCGGTGTAGTACCTACGCAGATCCTTCATGAACCGTTTGTTGTTCTCGAGAACCTCACACTCAACTTTGTTGAGATACAACCACGCCAGGTTACACTTTGAATACTTGGTCCGCTTCTGGTTCTCGTTGGGTTTTCGGGCGACGAGTTTCTTCGTCTTGGACGCGGACGCGGGGAGGACCTCGACGCGATTGACGAAGGAGAGTGCTTGCATGACCGTATCGGCCAGGTCGTCCTTCTTTTTACTCGCCTTAAAGGTCTCGAGCCAGTGCGCGTTCGTGGGTCCGTCCTTGATGAATTCCTCGCACCGTTGGATGGCGACCTTTTTGCGCTTGTTGTATTGCGCTTTCCCTGGACCGACGACGTCCGGGATCTTATGGCGAGCGTCGTAGAGAATCGTTTCAGCCTGGGGACACTTGATGATGAAATAGCTATGCAGAAAGTGCATGACCGAGATCATCTTCTTGTTCCGATCAGGTTGTTTTTCGATCAATACGGTGTCGGCGGTCAGGACCCACGGTCGAGCGTTGAGGTGGTCGCGCATGGACACGTAGATTCCGTTTTTCGATTCGGGGGGAATGCCGTCCACGTCCCAGTTCTGTACCAAGTTGCCGTTTTTATCGTCGAGGAGACAGAGCGCCAAGTTCCTTATACCAACGTCGATACTGAGGATCATTAGTATAATGAGTGATTGATTTCTTTAAGATTTATTTCCGCATCATGGCGGCCATCATGGCAGGGTCCGGACCGCCGCCACCCTTCGACATCATCATCATCACCATACCCGCAGCCATCATGGACGAAGAAGAGATCGCGGAAGGGATGAACGGACCGGCCATCGCGGCGCCTAAGCCAGCGCCTATACCAGTCGCGGCGTCGCCCACACCGGATCCAACTCCCTCTGCGGCCGTGCCGACACCACTTCCGACACCTTCAGCCACTGCCGCGTAAGCCCCACCGACACCCATGGCGGCTTCCGCCACAGCCCCGCCTGCACCTTGGGTCTTGGTAGTGGTCTTCTTCTCGGTATCGCTGACAAGTTTGTTCACTTTTTCATTTGTCTGCACAATCTTTGTAATTGATGCTCCGATCTGTTCCGCGACGAACTTGATAACCATATCCTGGTTAATGTCGCATGAGGTTTGCGAAGCCAGGCGCATCATCTCGATCGTGGGTGCCATCTCCATATCCTTTAAAATCTGGAATCCGAGGGGGTCCATCACATAGTTCTCCATGACGAGTTCCTGATTCGCCACGATCTTCGTGCGCAATTCGTTAATGGTTTCATTTGTGATATTAGTCTCCATCTCATTTCGAACGGAGTTTTTGATATTCGTGTAATCGCTACTCTCCGTAGAAGATGTGCCACCGGCTCCAGATTCTGTTTCCTGCTCTGCTTTGAGTGCATTGTCCAGTTCGGCTTCGATTTTATCGTTCAGCTCCGTGGCATCACTTTTCTCGAACTGTGCTATAGTTTTTATGTCGAGGTTCATTGTCTGGTTGACGCTCATCTTGCAACTCAGAGCCTTGACGTTCTTCAGTACCAACTTCTGGTCAGCAAGCACGGACGAGCTCTGAACATTCTCCGTTTTGTTCAACGCATTAAAGACGGACTGGTTGACGATCTCGTTGGAAATGTGAGTTTCGGATTTAGATTCAGATCCACCCATTATGATTTGTACTGAGAAAAAAATCCTCGTATAAAGGTATAATGAAACTTAACCGAATCGTGTTGATCATCTCAGTCATCGTGATCTCCATCTGGATGTATAACCTGTACAGGAACCGGTGCCTGACCATCGAGTATTATTCGACTATAACCGAAGGTCTGGTGGAGCATCTCAACGATGAGAGTAAGGATCTCAATTCTCTGTACGTGATGAACACATTCGTTCAACTCACAGACGACGACCAGGTTGTCCAGGACGCGATGGACTTCGCGGAGATGGGCGACCGCAAGACCCTCCTCGAGTTACTCGAGAAGGTTGAGAAGAAATAAAATGTACGAAGCTTATAAAGCATGAACACCGCGGTTGTCTTGCTCATCCTGGTGATCATCGTGTTTCTTTGCCTGAGAAGTGAATCGTACGTCGATTTCGTGCAGAGCAAGACAGCGGCCAATGACGTCATCGACGCCGGCATCGCCAACGGCGGATTCAAGGAGACGCATATCGAAGACCTTCGCAAGATTTTAGAGCCGGTGATGAACGACCCGAAAATTCTGGATTCGGTTCTCGAGTACGCCGCGCAGGATCGGTTCGACGAGGTCACCGACATACTCGAAATTTACTTCTCGACGTATATCAAATGAACCTGAAGCTCGCCGCGGCTGCCGTGTTGATATCGCTGTACCTGATCTACCGCACACACAGGAAACAGGAGGCGCTAAAGAAATTTACTAAAAAACCCTAATACGTACCTCTCACCGCTCGTCACCGGCGTGACCCCGTGTAACGAGCGACACCCTTCGTAGTATACAGCGTCGCCTTGCTTGAGGCTGACGACCGGTAGGTTCGGACAAGCTTTCAAGAACTTTTCGCGTTGGGGGATATCCATGTCACCTCCGTGCTCGTCCAGTATTCGCCGGGTCCGGTCCTCGTTGAATATGTATAGCTCCCCACCTTCGAAATCCTTAACGTCCGATAAGAGCACGTTGATCGTCGTGGTCGCGTCCTCCTCGTCGTCGAGGTGCATGATCAGATCGTTCCTGGCGCCCGTATCGTATTTCCTCAGGAAGGCGTACGTCAAGACGAGCTTATGCTTCGAAGCTAGGGGTTCGTAGTAGCCTTTGCACATGTCCCACAGTTCCACGTTAAGCGGTCGGCCGTCCTCGTAGAGGGCAATCTCCCCCATCGGCTTATCGTCGACATGCTCAGGTCCGTCCATGAAGTCGTACTTCTTAGATGCCTCGATGATCCGTTCGCACGCGTTCCGACGCGTGAGTACGACGACGAGGACAATCACCGCGACTGTGAGGATCACCAGATACATCACTACTTGACACCAGGAAAAAAAATCCCACCATAAATTAGAAATGTCCGTGGACGTGTATACGACAGCCTACCGGAAATCCATAGGAAATCATCCACACGGCGACGGGACGTGTCGTGATTACGATTCGGGGGGAAACGAACACGGAAACCAGGGTAAGTACGTGCACGTACACACTAAAGGGCGCAGCGGTAAGAGGAGGCATTGGCACTCGAACACCAAGGTCAACGCCCTCGGTAAAGTGGAATCCAACAACGATTGTATCCGGTGGACCGCCCCACCTTCCGAATCAGGGCACAACCCGTGTAAGGGTTTGGGTGAGTCGACTTTATTACTCGACGGCTTAGAAGATTTCGACGGGGGCGCGGATTTCGGTCTTAAATGTGAGGTGACGAATGCTAGCATAGAAAATATGATTAGTACGGGCATCACCACCACGCCCCAGTTGACTGGAGCCGGAGCGTTAAACCGTGACGGTACGCGGATAACCTTTTTGGAACAGATCCTGTTTGGAGGGTACACCAAGACCGGGCGGAAGATGGGCGGTGGGACTGGATTCTGCGGCGATGTGAAGAACTTACCGAAGATCGTGATGGACGGGAAAACGTGTCATAACTTATTGGAGGCCAAAATCTCGGAGGCGTCTCTTAAGACCCTGCAAAACGACTACTGTAAACTAAACAGGACTGACCCTGCGTGCGCGTGCATAAACGTCCTAGGTGGGGATTTCATGAATACGTGTAAGGCAAATCCCACGTGGGCGGGTTGTGACTTAGTCAACGAATCGAGAAAAGATATCGAGAAAGTGATGTGCCCGCTCGGTGATAACTGCCCCGCGTTCTCGGCGTACGGCGGTAACGCCGATTGCGTCGTCCCGGGTATATGCACGGGGAGTGATATTTACGGCGCGAAGAACATGCCACCCGCTTGTGCGTTTAGCATGAACATCTGTAACCAGCTCATGATCGTGGACGATCTGGACGCTGTCGGTGATTTAGAGATTACACAAACCTGTGATATTGACATCAATGCATTGAAAAAGGATAAAGAAGCACTCGAAGCTGCGATCAAAGCCGCGAAGGAGCAGGACAAGCTGTGGCAAGCGAACGAATACCAGCTCCAGCTGGACAGAAAGCAGCGCTTGATCGACGACGCCGCGGAGATGGAGCGGATCCGTTTGGAGATGACGGACGCGCAGGCACTGGACAGGGGTGCGGAGCGAGACCTCGCCGCGCAGATGATCGCACACAGGTCAGCCAACGCGGAGAAGAGGATGTCCGAACGGATGGCGTTCGAGCGGGAGATGGCGAATAGGGAAGCCGTCAAGATCGGGGGTACGGATCCCCAAACCCTAGCCTTCTACGCGGCGGTGGTTTTCTGCGCCGTTTTTCTGTTGATTTTCGCGTCGAAAATATAATGTCACCAATCTAATAATGAAGATCAACGCGAGGACGAAAAGTATCATGGTCGCGGTGTTCCTACTCGCAGCCATCAGCCTCGCGTACAGGTACACGGAGCGGTACGAATACGGTAAGAAGGAGGAGAAGGGGGTTCTCAAGGAGGACCCGGAGGTCGCCAAGATGGTCAAGGAGAGGAACATCACACAGGCGGACCTAGACGAGATCATGAAGGTGATAACTTAAAGATATTTTAAATACTGTACGTACATGTGGTGTTGGTGGTGCTGTCACCCGTTCGAAGGGACGGCGCTCCAACTCCCGTATAAATACGACGATCGGCGTAACCTTTTTACAACGACGGGTAATTTTTGTTCCTGGAGTTGTATGAAATCACACGCCCTAGACAAATACGGCTTGAGTCGAGGGGGTATCATCTGCGGAAACATAATCATGATGCGGCGACGGATGTACAAGCAGTCGGGGCACGTCAAGCCGGCTCCGTGTAGATATAAACTGGCTGTGTTCGGCGGTGACATGACAATAGAGGAGTTCAGGGAAAATCAAACCGTGGATAAGGACGTGGAGAAGGTCGACGTCGCGACGAAGCCGTACAAGGATCACGTCATACCCTTTATTTCGAACACGAAAAAGATGGAAGAAATAAAGAATTCGACTTCGAATAACAACGCGCTAAAGCTAAAGAGGGCGAAGCCGTTGAAGCGCAATCATAATAATCTAGAGAACGCTTTAGGATTGATTATAAAACCAAAGTAATCACACCTGACAGTTCAGGCACACCGATCCTTCGTACACGAATTGACAGCGCACGCATTCGTTCAGGCATACGAGTTTCTTCTTGGATACCTTCCCCTCGGAGAAACGCGTGAGTTCCTTGACGGTGTAAATTCCGTATTGAATCATGACATCGAGAGAAGGGAACCGCATACTACTGAGTGTAGTACTCTATTCTCTAATTAGTGTTTCGGGATGAGACAACGTAACCATTTGGGCACTCTCTTACGGAGCTTGAGCATGGACGCGAACCCGTCGATGATGGGAGGGACCATCGATTTGAGGATGCTCTCAATCTCGGAATCCTTGTCACCCTTATCGATCTGCTCGATGAAGTGATAGAGCACGCCGATCACGAGCTTCTTCTTCTGCGGGCCGGGAAGACCCTTAAACTTCATGGTCTCCATCATGAGTCGGGTGATGATCGGGGGGAGATCTTCCTTGGTAATTCCGTCGTCGACAAACTCAGTCTTGAGTTCCTCGATGGTTCGGAGGAGGCTTTGCGTGTTGATCTTTCCTGAGAACTTCTCTAAAAATATATCCATATACTATAAGTATGGATTTTAATGAGATCATTTCCAGTATGGGATTCGGTATCGGTCTCCTGCAGATGTACGACCAGGTGAACAAAGAAAGGGGGAAAATCGAGGACAAGAAGATGCTGTACCTAGCCTTGTTCGCGAGTTTACTTTGGGTGGTGTACCAGTACAGGAAGTTCGGGTGGAACATCGCCACGGTGTACACGTCGGTGGGATTTATCGTTCAACTGTACATTTTGAAAACGGTCCTCGAAAAGGATGTTAAAGAGTAGGACCCCGGGTTAGATACAATGAGTACTCTCATCTTTGCCTGTGCCAAGCCCACGCCTACGGCCCCGAAGCAGACCACCTCCACCAAGCTCACACCCATCAAACGCTCCAATGATTACCTCTCCGTAGCCGAACGCGTCAACGGGCGCGCGGCTATGATCGGTTTCACCTCTGCGGCGATAGATGAGATCATGACCGGTAACTCGATCCAAACGCAGTTCCATGACAATATCGGCCTCTCTGTCGCTGTTGCCAGTTTGGCGTTCCTCGGAACAGCGGTGAATTCTAACGATGAGGGATACGTTCAGGGCTTCTGGAAACCCGAGACGGAGCTTGTAAACGGCCGACTGGCGATGATCGGTATTGCATCGCTCGCCCTAACGGAGTCTCTTCACCCCCTGGTCCCGCTATTCTGACGTGGGGGTTCGCAGCCATGTACCCTAAAAATTCAATCATCTTAACCTTTTCTTCCATCGAAAATGTTCCTGCCCTGCGCATCACGTAGGCCAAGAGCATCAGGAGGGTGTGTATATTTTTACATAACCCCTCCATTTGAACTGTAAATGGGTTCAACCGCGGCTTTCTCTCCCATCATGAAAGTCGCCCCCAAGATGAACATGACTATGAATACGGCCATATTGATGCCTCCGTAGATTTTCTCGCTTTCGGGCGTTTCGCATTTCCTATTCCAGTGGATCACCGCGGACGAGGCGACGATACCGAGGATGCCGAACAGGATCGCCATGAGGGGTTGGAGTCTCTTACCCGCCGTCCTAACCACGATGAGTGTGAACGGTATGGTGATCGCGATCGCCAGCGTGGCGACGAGCCACTTGTTTAGGTTTTCTTGGGACTTAACCCCTGCGAGTTCCTTACACTTATTCGTGAACGTGTCGATCCCGAGCGACGCGACGACGAGGTACGACGCCGCGAGCATGGTGATCAGGATGATCGAACCGTACGATAGCGAGAAGTCGGCTCTCTGTTTCAGGGATGTGCGCATTCCCCTATAGGCGTCAGTGTTTCCAAAACCGGTTGCACGAAAGCCTCGACCCATTCCACCCCTGATAGCACCCGCCCCCTTTCTGGCTTTACCGAAGAATGACATTTACTATATCCATAGATTTTTTTTGTAAACCTAAGGACAGATGACAGAGTTGGAAATCTGGATGTATCGATTACAGGCCCGGTGCCGAAGACTGGCGCGTGCCCTGAAAGATCTCCCCACCGAGGATTTCAAACTGGCCGAGCGGTACTATGAAATCGAGGAGGAGATCGAGCAGGCTGAGGAACGTATGGAGGAAATCATGAAGAAAATAGCCGACTTGGAGAAATCACTTTTGTAATATTTTAAGAACTTCGGCGACTGCGCCGTGTCTGATGATATCGTCTTCGCCCATGTCGACGTGTTCTACGAACGTCGCATCGTACAGGCCCAAACGGTAGACCAGGTCGGCGAGACCGTTTTCCTCCCCGAGATCAGATTGTTGGAGATCACCGGTGATGATGAGTTTCGTGCCGTTCCCGATTCGGGTCAGTAACATTTTCATCTGATTGGGCGTGGCGTTCTGCATCTCGTCGGCTATGATGAGCGTATTCTCGAAGGTTCGACCTCTCATGAACCCTAAGGGCTCGACCAGTATGCTCCTGTCCATCTGGTTATGGGTGAGATATTTCTCGAAGATATCGAACATCGGTCTGGTCCACGGCTCCATTTTTTGGTCCATGTCCCCTGGTAGGTACCCCAACTCCTCGTCCGCGGCGACGATCGGGCGCGTGAGGATCACTTTCCCCCTGGCGATATGCTCGATCGCCATATGACACGCCAGTAGCGTCTTCCCCGAACCGGCCGGTCCCGTGCCGATGACGATCGGTTTACTCGACCTGAGCGCGAGCACGTATTTACATTGACCAGCAGTCTTAGGGAAGTTCATCTTACTCTATTTAAAGTTTATTTCCTTATATAAATTAAGATGGACTTCCACTTTGTGAAGCTTACACACGCCGGGACGTACCTCACGATGGTGGACCTGAAACAAAAACCCCGGTTCGTATGCTTCGCCGATAAGGATATAGCTGGTAAGTACATCGATTACGCGTCTGAGTTCAGGTCGAAAACGCGGATCTGGCCGAGTCTGGACATGTCGAGAGACACGCGGAAACTGGAGATGGGCGCGTACACCCACCCGTGGGGTCGACCCGACCAGATTAAGAAGTACCTGGATCTCGAGTCCTTCGATTTCGGGTCACTGGATAAGATCGCCAATAGAGCGAACGTCTCGTATTTCTGCATCACCACCTTCGACGTCGTTTATAACAACTCGGAAAGTGAGACCATGAACATGTCCGGACAAGAGATGGACGGGAACGCAGACCTTGGTGAATACAGTGAATGGCTCACCAGCTTAAAAACGAAGTGATAGAGTACTCTACATGTGTGGTATACTGGCACTCTTCGGGGAGGACGTCGAGACGCCGTCGTACCTCCTGAACCACAGGGGACCGGATGGGTACGCGAGTAAGAAGATCGGGCGGTGTCGCATGGACTTTTACCGGTTGGCGATAAACGATCTCACGCCGACGGGTATGCAGCCATTCATACGGGACAAGAAAATGTTGGTGTGCAACGGTGAGATTTATAACCACGAGCGGTTCCGATACTACGAAGGACTCAAGGGAACCTCCGATTGTGAGATCCTCATCCCAGTCATAGATTCGTTCGGTATTTTCGATGCGGTCAAGCACCACATTAACGGCGATTTCGCCCTCGTCTACACGGACGGTAAGCGCGTCATGGCCGCCCGTGATCCGTACGGCGTGCGTCCACTGTTCTACACCAGGTACGACGAAGGGTCCATCGCGTTCGCGAGTGAGGTCAAGGCCCTGCTGTGGCTGAACAGTGAGATACACATCTTCCCACCGGGTCACATCTACGATTCCTACGTGGACGATTTCGTGTGTTATCACACCACCTATTGGCCGGTGAACAGGTACCTCGTCCATAATCACCACCGAGTCATCCGAGAGGCGCTGGAGCACGCGGTCCACGACAGACTCGAAACCACCGAGCGCGACGTGGGATTCCTCCTTTCGGGGGGGCTGGACAGTAGCCTCATCGCGTCCATCGCCGCCCGAAAAATGGGGACCATCAAGACCTTCTCCATAGGTCTGAAGGGCAGTCCCGACCTCCTGGCCGCGCGAAGTGTCTCCGAGTACCTCAAGACGGATCATACCGAGGTGACGTTCACGACGAGTGAGGGTATCAATCACATCAACGACGTGATCCATTCGCTCGAAAGTTACGATACCACCACGGTTCGAGCGAGCACGCCCATGTGGCTCCTGTGCAAGTACATCAAGCAGAACACGTCGTGTCGGTATATATTTTCGGGTGAAGGGAGTGACGAGGTCCTGGGCGGCTACCTTTACTTTCATAAAGCGCCCAACGTGGAGGCGTTCGCGTGCGAGAACATGCGACGTCTGCGACTCATCCACCAGTTCGACGGACTCCGCGCCGATCGGTGCGCGGGCGCCCACGGACTGGACCTCATAGTACCCTTTCTGGACAAGGAATTCGTCGAGGTGTGTATGACGATGAATCAACACCTTAAAATTGACCCTGTCGAGAAGAAGGTCCTTCGCGAAGCCTTCGAGGGGTACTTACCGGACGATGTCCTGCTACGCCGCAAGGACGGTATGAGCGATGCGGTCGGCACGAACTGGGTCGCGCAGATCAAACAGTACGCCGAGAAAGACGTCTCCGACGATCAGTTCAAGGAGATCAGGGCCAAGTGTAGGTACCACAACGTTCCTCTCACGAAAGAAGAGGCGTTGTACCGAAGCATATTTTGGAAGATGTACGGTAAAGATAACGACCACCTGATCACTGAAATCTGGCGTCCTAAGTGGACCACGGTGAAGGATCCGAGTGCGAGGCTACTTATAGAATAAGATCTATTGTATTATAAACATGGCTCACTTCGTGCGAAGTTTCGATTGTAAGAATGAAAGCCACGTCATGTGGTTGAAGGATGTCGGTGAGGGTATGGCGAAGACCATCAGCGGCGAGAAGCTCGATGTCCTAAAGTTCGTCAACACGAACCCCCTACCGGGCAAGCCGTCCATCGATAATCCAGTGGACTGGGCGTACATTCATTTCCAACTCTGCATGAAATACGCGAACGCCGTCTTACAATGCGACGCGTTTGTTCCTACCGCAAAATGATTCGTATTCCACCTTTGTGAAATCCTGCGGGTCGGAGTTTTCGTCCATTCTGACGAGAAGGACCTTGCCGAACACTTCCTCGTTACTGAAAGGACGGGGTAAAGTGTTTTCGTTCTTGGACACACCACCCTCCGCCTTCATGATCACGACGTCTATGTCAGGCCACTGCCCGATGAAGGTCTGCCTGCCTCTCAGGAGTTTGAAGATTTGATTCTTCATTGGTGAAATGTCTAGGTCTATTTCCTCTATTTCCCCGTGTTTCTCGTGGATGAGGACAGCACGGTTGTTCATACTTACATGGTTGTAATAAAAAAAATATTTGTTCAAAGTAAACATGAACAAGCGCGTCGTTCTTGCTGCCATCGTCATCCTCGCGATTCTGTACTTGACCACGCAGAGTGAAAAATTCACCGCGTACAGGTACGGCTACGTCGACACGAACCCAGTGCGCCGGGTTTCCGGTTTCTTCGACGGGTGCTCCCCTGAGAACATGGAGGATTGCACGAGGAACAACCCGTACGAGGGTCTACCCCTTCCGTAAGCCACTTATAGATTCGGGTACATATACATATGAGAATGGAGAACCCTCTGAGACAATACGTCGTCGAGCAGTTCTCGGCCGTCTTCGGCGTCGGGGTCGACGATGCGCTGTGCTCGGACCTCGAGAAGTGTATTGTGCGGCACTCGAAACGGACGATCGAGAGTACCAAGAAGGGGGTGGCGGCGTGGGACAATCATAAATTTACCAACATATACAAGCACAAGTTTCTCTTTCTGAAGAACGCACTCACTTCGAACGAGGACCTTAGGAGTAAAGCCATGACGCGAGAACTTTCCGTAGTTGAAATTGTGTCGATGCGACCGGAACAACTTCAACCCGAGGGTATGTATGCGAAGACGGTGGAGGACAATGTACACAAGGAGATGCACAAAGAATACCTCATCCGCAAGGCGGAAGAGGAACACGTCGGCTTCTTCAAATGCATGAAGTGTAAGTCGAACAAGACGACGTATTACCAATTACAAACGCGCTCGGCGGACGAGCCCATGACCACATACGTATCCTGTATCAATTGTGGGAAAAGGTGGAAATGCTGAGCCAATGCTCGGACGCGGTGAGATCGGTCGGCATGTCGCCGACGGAGAGGACGAAGTTGTAGGGGAGTTTCTCTTTCATGATACCCTTAGTCTCCGGGCTTGTGAATCCAATATAATCGTACATGATGTTATATTCCTTCAACTGGTCCACCGTGAAATCGATGACCCGGGGTATTCCCGCCCTCGCGGTGATGATGACTATTTTGTACCCTTTCAGGGTCGCTATGTACAATAGATCAATGATGGGACCGTTCGGTCGGCCGTCCGTGAAGATGAGTGTATCATCTATGTCGAACATGACTGCGTCCACACCGGACTGTACCGTACGATTCGAAATGTAATCAACCCCCGCGACCTTCAGCTGTTCCATCATAACCTTATTAAAGATTTAAATTTCTATACCAGTAAAGTAGAATGATCGTCGATATCGATTCGCAGGTTGCCAAGATCACCAAGGACCACGGCGATACGTGTACCGTCAAATTTCTGGAGAAACGCACGAACAGTACGTACTGCTTCTCCACAGAGAAGACTACGATTTCGAAAGACGCCATCTCCAGGTACTACGAATGCGAAAAGCTGGAGAATACCGGACACTTCATGAAGGAGGCTGATAACGTTTACGTGTACTACGACGAACACGGTGACAAGGATTTCACATGCTCTGACACGGAGTGCGAAAGCGAGGACGAATCCCTCGTCGACGAAACGGACATAGAGGTTGATGCCTAGATGTACGTAATGGACTCTGAACCGAAGAAGCGCGTCACTAAAAACGACAAGAAGCACAAAAAGCACGTGTACTCTCGAAAACACATAAGAATGCTACTTAAACAAATGGAAGCTAGTAAAAGGAATGGCCCCGTACACCCCGCCGATCGCCCATTACTCTCAAATGGACGTTTCGAGGTACGCGGACGGTGACATGTTCGCGTTCATCGGCAGGACGGGTAAGCGGTTTTACTGGCTCACACATAAACTCGGCCTCGACTATCTTTGGTACGATAAGGGCAGAAAAGTCATAGAGATATGGGGGCCGTACTACACGCACGTCAACGCACAATCGGCGAAAGTGATCGAATGTGAGCTCGACTTTTTTATGAACAAAGTTAAGGAAGACGAGACTATTCAAGATGAGAATGTACACACGACCGAAACCCCGTGTGAGATGTGAGCCAGACACGAACGCGCGTCCCAGGAAGGATTCGTTCCTTCACAAGATAATAACTCCAACATTCCGTGCACAACATGAATCTCAGAAACAACCGGTCATGTACCAGGCTGCGTACCTGAAAGCGCTGGAACAAAACAACATCGACATGGGCATCCCTTTCGTTGACCCCGAATTACCTATTTACACACCACCCTCTCCCTGTGATATATCTGACGAACCGGAGCTCCCGTTTTTAGATCGCGTGTACGTGAACTTCAGGATTTTGAAGAGTGGTATCGTAAGGATTAAAATCGTTCCGAACTTTCTGATTATCTACGAGCAGTACTATAAACGCAATGCGAGGCCCCCGTTGAAGCTCGTACTACAAGCGTACAAGGCGAGGGGGTTCAGCAATGCGTTTATCGAAAAGGTGAAACAGAACGAGCAGAAGCGACTTCTCTTTGTGAAAAAAATACCCACCATTTTGGCAAAGATATTTGACAAGGAACCTGTAAAAAAAGTAAAAAGGGAAAAGCCGCCAATCGAAGAGGATGAACCACCGAAACCGCAGACCGCGGATGAAGAGGAAGACGGCACGATGGACGTAGAGCCGGAAGAAGAGACTGAAGAACCCGTGGAGGAGGAGGTTTACTTTTCAGACGAGAATTGATACAGGAACATGTGCTCGGGGCGCGACACCGGGGCACCGTACCCGAGACCCTTCAGGAACGGGTCCACTTCACTGCTCTTCATGTTGTGTATTTCAACCATGATGGCAGGTTTATATTTTGTAATCAAATCCAAAGCACCTTTCAATACGTTACTCTCGTGTCCCTCGACGTCTAGCTTAATGAACGAGGGTACCCCCCCGTACACGTCGTCCAGCCTTTTACGTTCCACCGAGACGGAGATTGATCGCGTTTCCTCTGGAATATCGAACCCGCTGTTACCGTAATTGATCACAGGGAGTCGGTGAATCTCCGGATCCGGTTTCGGGATGAATATATCTGCGGTGTCGGTGGTATCCGAGAGTGCGTAGTCGAACACAGTCACTGAATTCTTCAGTTTATTCGCTTGAACGTTTTGCTTGGCTACCTCGTGGTACAGGGGTTCCCATGCGCACACGGGCCCGAATTCGGAAAACATGAGACTGTTGTACCCTATGTTCGCGCCGATATCGAGAATATCCGTACCGGGTCGGTAACACTGCCGCAGATCTTCTCGCATCCACCCGTCCCACTCGAACCCGTTCGCCAGGGTTGGAGTGATGTAGCGGTCGTTCGCTATCACGAAGAGATCGTACACTTTATTGTTAATATGAACCAATTTGAGATCCATATTAACAGTAGGGAGACTAGTATCTTTAAATTCAAGTAGAGGGTAGCATGCGTCGACTTGTCATGTTCAACAAGTACACTCCCGGATTTCCGCCTGTCATGGCGTACCTACCCACTTCCTCGAATACCACACCAGCTAACGCTCCAGGAGCCTGTAGCGTATTGGCAACACGATTCTTTTGTTGAACAACTTTCCTTTGAATGAATTCATAAAGTCGTCTTTTGTCGACTTTTTTAATGAAATCAAAAATTTGAATTAGGAGTTTCTTGGCTCCTGGTTTGAGGTACGGGAAATATGCGAGTACGACCATCACAAAACCAGCTAAAAAGATAATATAATCAGAGTAGATACCGACCTGAGACTTCCCATAGTTACCTGGTATAGTATCAAAAAATGTTTCTAAAAATCCATCGACTAGTTCCTTTCCAAGATCTATACCGGCGTTTCTGGCACGGTTCGAGGCTCTCTTGTTTGCATAATACTTACTCCACAATTTCATGGCTGTGTTAAAATACCCTAACTCGGGCTCGGGCTCAGGAATAGGGGGCTGTCCACCGATGAATCTTCGGGGAAACTGGTTACGCATCGTACTTTTGATCACACGATTAAAAAAATTATTTGTGAGTCGTGGGTTTTGTAGAGTGATATAATATCCCATTAGATATACGATTGTATATTTCAATCCATTTTGCCAGTCTACACCGGAAAGGAGTCGTTTAATTTTGGGCGCTGCTCGTATCAATACTGTCTTATACATGTTTGGGACGTTCGCAACAACTAAAGCATCTTTGGGGCTTTTATTCTTAAGAGCTTTTACGACCTTTGGCTTGAGCTTGAGTGTTACCCTTTTAGAGTTAACCCTAAACCCAGTCTTCGCAGCAAGCCGTGTCGTCTTCATTTTGTTGAACATCGTCCTCGCGCCATTGTTTTTTGCAGCCCTGTACTTTGCCTGAGTTCGTTTCACCCTGTTGAGGGCACCGGCCTTATACTTTGTGTTGATCACCGTGCGGGCCTTCCTGACCGGACTGGGTGTCTCCCTCATGAGTCTCGAGTAGTTTCGTCTCTCTTTGCGCCGGTTCTTCGTCAAAGTACTTACGTAAACTGCCATGGAATTCTTGTTGACTGGCGTTCGTTTGACAGAAGTTTTAACCATTACTTGTTACTACCGCGGAAAATTATTTTAACGGCGATTGGCGAGATTGGGCAAGGGCTGTCTGGCGAATGTGCGAATATTTCGCGGTTCTATGCTCACAGGGGCACCGGCAGGGAAACCGACAGGACTCCTCCTGGTACTCGCTGTCCGCCTTCGGAGACTCGCTACCGCCCTCTTATAACGGACATGCATATCTTGTATGAGTCTCGGTGTATTCATCAGTGCGCGACCCTTACCTACTGCGACCTTAAGGGCCTTCTCCATGAAGAACGCGCGAAGAAGCTTCACCATGGAAGACATTTTAAAATCTGCGACCGGTGTGTTCCGGGTTAAGAACGCCACCGCCGCGACGAGGGAGGTTACCACCATAAACGCAAAACCTGCCATAGATAAACGTGACCTTGCAATAAAATCTGGCGTGAAGAGAATCTCGAATATTATCTTACTTTCGAGCGACGCCGGTGACCAATACTGGAGCCAAGCGGACAACGCGGAGGAAGCGATGGAGGCGGTGGTCGGAGGATTGGGTAAGTTGAATATAGCTTTCATACCCGGCACCTTTCGCGAGTGAATTGCAAGGAACAGTGTCATGACAATATTACCGAAACTTTTGGTAAAATCCCCACCTTGCCGCGTCGCGAGATATTTCGCTAATTTCACGACTTTATCGAGCACCGCGGTCTCGATTCTCGGGTAAATTTTCAACACGGCCTCCGCGGCGGTCCTGGCTCCCTGGAAGCGGGGTGCCGGTGCGTTGTAGAATATGTTGTTACTGACGACAGGGTTCAGGGCTCGTTTCTGCGCCGCCGTGAGTCCAATGACAGGCTTGCGTGCCATGTAGCCGCGAGCGGCAGCTTGGATCTTCGTCGCGGCCCAGTTGTTAACACCCTTTCCTGATTCCTTATTGACATTTTTGTACTTGGACTTTCCTGTAATTTTCCTTTTCACACGTCTCGCGGTGTTCACCACGGTGTTCTTCATCCTCCTCGTTATGGAGCGTCCGCGTTTACGTTTCGCCTCGTCCTCAGCGTTCCGCTTACGCTTCGACGCCGCCGCGGCATTACGTACCTTTTGGATAGTCGCCGGGCTCAGTTTTGTGCTCTTCTTAGGAGATTTCCGTTTCCGTTCGGAGAACATCGTGATGTTACTCGTTCGTACCATTTTTTCCTGATATTATGTAATATTTTTATTCATGAATCACGATGGAATCTAGGCTATCGTCGCGGATGATGGGTGGACACGTGTGCTCGTCCATCGTCGCGACTGTCCTGAAAGATCTCCAACACGTGCTACACCGAACCGTCCCGTATCCCACGCGCAAACATTTGTTGATATCTTCGGTGGTATGGTACCCCATGTGCTTGATGAGATCCTTCGTGTTCCCGAAACTGACGCCGCAGATTTCGCACGAACACGGGTAGTCTTTAACCACCAGCCTCTTGTAAAACTTGAGCTTGAAGCACATTAAAGTTAACGCGCATTTAAATTGTATGCAATACATAACCTTCGACTTTGAAACTTCCGGTCTACCGAAAGGAAACAATCCCGATGCGCGCCGTAAACTGAGTGACTACGACACGTGCAGGGCGGTGTCCCTATCAGCTGCTCGTTTCTCGGACAAGGGTATCATCTTGGACACGTTCGATAAGATCGTCTACCCTGAAGATTTCGAAATCAGTGCGAGGTCAACGGAAATTCACGGCATCACCAAAGAGAAGGCTCTCGAGGAAGGAACTCCTTTCGCCGAGGTGTTCGTGGGGTTCATGAAATTCATCGGGTCACACACAAAGACCGTGATCGCCTATAATCTAAACTTCGACATCAACGTCCTTCGTTCCGAAATACTTCGTCACCGAATTAACATGGACCTCATCGAGGACCTTGATTTCCGGTGTGCCTTACAACTCGCGAGGCGCAGTTACCTTAACGTCGACCTGTCGGTCCCGAGACCCTACTCGCTGGTGAACATATACAAAGTCTTATTCGGCTACGGATTCGCCGACGCGCATAATTCCCTCGCGGATTCCATCGCGTGCGGCAAGGTGTATCACCGAATCATGATTCCCATCAAGAAGGTACTCAAACCCATCCCCGCGAAGACGATCAACATCAGGGCCGCCGACGTGCAAGACGCCGTCGGTGTCGGTTTCCGCACGCAATACGAACTCATCGAGGATCTCTGGAAAGAACACCACCCCGAATCGTTCGAAGGCCTGACGAGAGAGAACGAAGCCATGGACATAATCAATACGAACGAAGACATGCTCGACATTCTAGCGGACGCCACGTGTTTCAAGGCGAAAAGCGGTGCGAGCGTTAACGAAAAAGTTTCCTCGGTCCAGAAGCAAATCGAGCAGACAGAGCTGGCTCCCCGCGAACAATTCGTGACTAAAGACTATATCAGTCGAATTCTTCGCGTGAACTATGTGAACAGGATGGCGGACGACGATGTCCACGACGCGTTCCACGTCTACGACATCTGCACCATCAAGGGTACGCTGTACCGAATCAGGGGTCGGATCGACCAGATCCAGACCGACGAGGACGGTACAAAAACCCTCGTCGCGGTCAAACACCGTGCGAAAGGTCTCTTCAAAACCGTCCGTAACTACGAGAACGTCAGGTACCAGACCTACCTCCAGATGTTGAAGGGTGTCAGTCACTGCCGGATTATCGAAAAGTTCGACGAACAGAAGAACGAGATTGAGATTCACAAGGACGATACCATGTGGAAGACTTCCATATTACCCACACTTCATAAATTCTGCGAACATCTCCACGGCCGCATGAGCGAGGCTACCAGTTAGGCCCGCCCTCTGCGTTTTTCTGTGTCTTGGAAAACACCTTTTGGAGGGACCCGCTGTTGGGACCGTCGACTATGAGCACGGATTCGGTGTCGTCCTCGTTTCTTAGTTTCCTTTTCGCTTTTGATCCAAAACTCCATTTCTTCAAAAGGTCGTTAATATCTTCGTCTTTCTCGATAGGTATTTTAGCTGTCCTGTACCACCCCGATTTCGTGATGCCGCACGTTTTGTCGCCTAACGCGGTGTGCTCGATCTTCGCGTATTCCGCCATGATTTTGTAGCCGTTCGGTGCGTCGGGACCGAACGTGCTATTATACCCCGTGTACTGTGCGTCAGGGTTTTCTTCACCGACCCCGCGTCGCGTGTCTATGCCCCACTCCACACCCATCTTCTTCCCGATTTTCCACGTTGGCCTCGAATCATACGCTCGCGTCAAATCGGCGAAAATGTCGTAATCGAAAGCCGTTCCGATTTCCATCTCGAGTTCTCGAGGCCGGTACCTACTGTTCGACCCTGCGGCCCGAGCCTCGGTTTTGAGGAAACGCACGCTACACTCGCGATCACACGGGTCCCGTGTCTTTCTGTACTCGAAGCGACACGCTTTTTGGTTCTCCGTGAGACCCAGGTACTTTTTGGCGCGGCGAACGCCTTGACCTTTGTTCTCCGGATCTTCACCGCACGATTCTTCGGGTGTCCCGAATACGTTGAACGCCTTATCTTTGGTCGGCCTGAAATGGACAATCTCAGCAGAATTCGGATAATTTGGATATTTCTTCTCCTTTATCGTGTTGATATCGAGACACTGCTCGTCGGTGATGGTGGGGAGCTGATTGAAGATCGTGTTGGTCGGCATCCACGGGTTTCCACCTTCCACACCCGGAACCTGGGACACTTCCCCGAAAGTATCCGCCATGGGTTTGGAGAATCTTCTTCCCAATTGATTACCCGTCAGGGGCATACACGCGTCCGAGCAGAAATCACGCATCACGAAATGGTCGTCTCCGGATGCGACGTGTCGAGGTTTGGTCCAGGTCGTCTGACCGGTTTCAGGGTTATAATAGTACCCCTCATCCATCACTTTCCACGGGGGTTTGAGACCGGGTAGCTCGGTACCCTTGCGATTTCCTGCGACGTAGGTACACACCCTCTGTTTACACCCCCTCGCGATCCCAGGCCTGTTCAGCATGGACGTGCAATAGTTTTGCCTGTTACTCAAAGCCAGGCCGGGGTACTGCGTATCTTTATTGTACGGTTCGAGCGTTTTAAACATGTATCCGTCACACTCTTCCTTCGTCTTCACGATAGGGAGGGGTGGCGGAGGAGGTGGAGGCGGCGGCGGTGGTGGTGGTATCTGTAACTGACCCTCTGCGTTGATTCGACCACCACTGAACTGGTGCAAATTCTCCAACGTCACAGTCTTGCTCGAACCTTTTTTTGTGTCGGTGCAGTTTGATGAATCGTACATGCTGTAACCACCGTCTTTCCCCACATTGATGAATTTACACCCATCCGCGGCGTCGCACCGTTTCTTGGCCCTATCCAACATGAGCACGGATTGGGGATCGCCCCATTGGGAAACGGATTTCTTCGTGTCGAGATCGTCGAGGACGTTCGGACCGGTTTCCATGGGTTCCCCGGCACACGCGTCCATCCCCTGAAGCTTGAGCGAATACCCGTCCGGGGCACCTGTCAGTGCGTACGCTGGCGCTGGTGCTGGTGCCGGTAACATTTTCTGTCTGGACGGCGATCCTAGGAGAGCCCTGAGTTTTTCTAGAAATATTTTCAGGTACACGAGGAGTATTTCCATCTATATTACATAAACATTCTTATTTCAGCCAGTCTGGCTTGCTAATTCTTCAGTCCAGTTTAATATAACCCTTGAACCCTTGCTCCAACATATAGCCACCACGATTTTTAGTATCGATGAGAATGTACTCTCCTTCTCCTCGCCCGAAAAGGATCAAGGGTTCAGGCTTGTTCTTCTTACTTAACTCCTTGAAAACACGAGGAAGGTATCCCGGAGTTTCTTCACAAACGGATCCGTTAATCGGCATCACGACCGTCCCCATCTTTACGAGGAAATCCTTGATCCTGGTATCGTCGGAGGCTTTGCCAATCTTGAAGTGGAGTCCATAATCATGTGCTGGGACACCTCGTTTTGTGTCCTTGTTATGAGGGTAGAACAAGTCATCGGGGATAACTTCAAATTCTGGAAATTCAGCAGAGAGTTCCTTCACTGCCGCTTCGTGTAATTTTTTCTGCAGCTTGAACCCTTCAATCCGATCGTGTACAATCCTCAAAGTAAGCAAGTCAGGCAAGGTGCCAGGCAAGGAATTTTCCATCGCTGCTTTCACGACGTCTTGAGTGAACCCGTGCGAATTTACAACATATTCGAATTCTTCGCGCGATGGACCACTGACCAACCTTCTGACTGCCTGGCAAGTTGTACATGTGTCGCCGTACATCAGTGGCGTTCCCACGCAATCATGGATGATGCAAATCGAGGGGTCGTCCTCAGGGTCATAGTCCACGTTGGGTCGTCCGAAACAGTCCGAAACCAGGAACTTGTTGCACTCGCGGCACTGGGGTGGCTGCTTCTTTTCGACGCAGTGGATGCACGCCTTGGGGTCCGACTTGGACTTAATCAGACCTTCATCGAATGAGAAGTAGCAGTAGCGGCACAGACTGTCGATTGATTCTTCTGGTTTGACGAACACGTAGGTTGGTTTGGGTGCGAATCTCTTCAGAGCCGCGGGGACTCGGTCGAAGACGAACCACTTCTTTTCTGCAGCGTCCCATCTGGCGCCGTGATATTTGGCCTCGTCCTTCTCTCTGTACTTAACGTCAAGGTAGATCTTCTGTTTGGCGACTTTGTTGGGTCGAGCTTCGCACTCGTGGGCCCAGTGGCCGGTGTTGCCACACTTGTAGCAGACGTCGGTTGACTTGCGTTTCATGGTGCGTGCCGTTGTGCGGGAAATAATGACAAGTCTTCCGGGAAACCGACCGATTTGTAGTGTTTTCGGGAAATGTAAATTTAAGGTTATGGGACTCTATTATTACACAAACATTCTTATTTCAGTGCTCCCGCCTCGATCAGGACTCGCGTGATCTTCAGGTATAGGGTTCTCATTTTATCTCATGGAATCTAAACCCTAAACCCTGCCAGTTCCTGTAAGCGTCTCAACGCATCACAATGTCGGTCAATTTCAACAATGTGGTCAATATCTAATGAAGAATCCTTAATCCGTAATTCAGTCTTCAAAAGAATAATCCAAAGATCCTCTTTTTCAGCGGACACTACCCACCCATAATCATCTGAAATAGTTATAGACGGGCGAATCTCGCGGGCGGCTCGCTTCTCCAGAAATTCCACCCATGCGGTGACCATATTCACGGTCGATGGGGTGAAGCTTCCATCATCAAACGTCATGGAATCCGGGTATTCTCCGGGTATTCCTCGCTGACAAATCATGAATTGATCAATGAAATAGTTAATATCGAAAAGAGTCCATCTTGTATAACGAAGAATTTGATCGTCTCGAACTTCTTTCCAGATTACACGTTGTACGTCTGGACCAAGGGGTGCTGTGGCTACACAAAACAGGGTCGTGATCTCCTCCTCGAACAAACCGATAAATATATCGTTGCCGCGGTTTTCGATCGTTGAGCGTGTCATGGTGCGTGTCAGAATGAAACAGAATGAAACGAAATGACTCCTTTTATTATATTACACAAAGATTCTTTTAGAGTTTTAAACGTCGTAATCGAAAATGTCTTCTTCGCGCCTATTGCGCATGGAATCACTTATCTCGCGAAAACTAATTATTATTCGACTAACTTCCAAGTAGTCCTGGTGTCGTGTTTGCTTCTAAATACACCCGTCTCGACCATCTTGTCAGCGAGTTCATAGTGTTGATTCATGATCGGTGTCATCAATTTACAATACACCATGACGTCCAAACCATTCTCAAATGAACTTTCAAGCTTCACGCGTTCATCTTGGTTTGTCAGGTATGCTTTGATGAGTTCGATGGACTTGCTGTCGATCGAAACGATCTGCTCGGGATCTTCCATGTTGATCAGGGTCATGGTACGTGCTGCCGCGCGGTTAATAATGACAAGTCTTCCGGGAAACCGACCGATTTATAGTGTTTTTGGGAAATGTAAATTTAAGGTTATGGGACCTTCTTTTACCACCACGAAGCATCTGCATCGTTCGGATTATCACCCCAATCATCAGCGAACCCGTCAAAATAGGCGTAACCCCTTTGCTTGTTTCCCGTCCGATCGTATTCTGTGTTAGCGGAATTCCGGCAATCGATTGCTTTATTGGCTTTGCTGATAACGTACCCTTGGTTACCGCTCGGGTTCCATATGACTTCATCCTTGAATGTCTGGGTGCTTCTATCAAGTGCAGTATCGAAAAAGTGCTTGACGCACGCATCCTGGAACTCCTTTTTCTTGTTTATCTCCGCCTGTTCTGCGTCCACATCTTCCCGTCTCTGTTTTTGACGTGCGAATTCTAAAATTTGTTCGTTGGTCGAGAGTTGTTCTATGGTGGTCGGTATGCACTGTCGAATCGAGTTGAGTTCCTCGCGTTCACTATTCTTACACGAGACGCGGACACAGTCACCGTCTTCGTTCCATTCCGATTTGGCTTCGCCGGCACCGGTCGAAAGGGTAACTTTTCCCTTCTTGAAATCGTACCAGTTGTAGCCTTTGTAGCCCTTGTCCTCACATGCAGTGCCGATCAGAGGTGGTGGGGGTATTTTTTCGTACGTGAGGGTAGAGTTTATGGTATCCTTCAGTGAATCACATTCGCTGTATTTGGTGATACCACCGTCCGTCCAGAGGTTGAAGTAGTTACACTTGGGGTCGTCGTCGCAGAGTTCGGTCGCTCGGTCCAAGTACACCTGGAACTGGGGGCCGCTGAACGTCGGCGCCACCTTCTCCTCCTCGTAGTCGTACACGAGGCCGTACGCGTGCTCGACCTCGTACGGTTCGCCGGCGCACATCTGTTTTATGCCACCCTTCTGTAAATATTTTGCCGGTTCCTTGATTTCTCTGTACGCGTCGACACCCTTCGCCTTGGAATCGGTCTGCCTCGAGTCCGCGCCCCCTTCTTTATCGAAGAACAGGTTTTGCACCCCCTGAAAAATCTGGTCGATAATCACTCGCAAATTCCGAATCGGGTTTCCTATGACTACTGTGGTCATGACTAATGTAGCGGGAGAAAAAAATTATCTGGTGTTACATCGCCTATGCGTACAGCCGCTAATGATACATCGCCTATGCGTACAGCCGCTAATGATACATCGCCCATGCGTACAGCCGCTAATGATACATCGCCTATGCGTACAGCCGCTAATTTACAACATAATGGTACAACAAAAGGTACTGAAATTGTAAATTCAGCCTTTGCTTAGGTTTCCGGAAACCTAAGCGGATGGTTATTTCGGTGAATTGACCATGACGTTTTACGGTAGTCCGTATGATTTTTTGCGACTCCACCGTGATCTCGGCGCTTTTATCGATTCCTGTACCGAAAATGACCGTTTAAAATGTGTTGAGATGTACCGACAGGTAAAAGACTCGGTGCATATCAGAGGCAAGCCTTACACGAGCATCGTTGAGGGTATTTATTACACGGTCATGAAACATGAGATCACGCGCGAAGAAATGCTACTGAAATGCTCTATGCATATGTCCACACTCGAGAAGATCAGGGCTATTCTCATGGAAAGTGAGAACGACCCCCTCCGCCTTCTTCAGGGGTATGACTCGGACGACGAGAGAAGGAGACCTCGCACGCCCCGTGCGAAACGTAAATACCGCTTCAAAAATACACGGCGCGAGGAGGAAATCATACCGACAGATTCTGAAGTCGAGGAGGAAATTGCGCCGACAGATTCTGAAGTCGAGGAGGAAATTGCGCCGACAGATTCTGAAGTCGAGGAGGAACCGGTGCTGGTAAAATATACCAAGTGTCCACACGGGCGGAAAGATAAGTACTACTGTCGCAAATGTTGGGAGGAGGGTATCGGTGGAAACGGATACTGTAAACACGGTCGCTACCGCAAGACCTGCTATCACTGCAGTGGGAAAGAAACGTGTGAACACCGTCGCGTGAAGCAGTACTGTAACACCTGCTATTATCGCAAGCGGTACACAGTTGATTACGACACGCTGTACGTCGGCAAGAACAATACCGTTCACCTGGCCCCGAATCCCCGGGAAAAGCGTGACTGGTGGTGTGGCATAGAATCCGTTCCCGAATTTAATTAAAATAAGATATTTCAAAAAGGTCGGAAGGAAATGTATGCATTTCCAGCGGCGTCATTTTTCCCGCGCGCTCAGGGTCATTATATTCACATGTAACATACCTCGTCCATTCAACCGGTGTCACCGACCAGCCCAGATCGGTGAACCCGTGGTACACACCGGGGGGTACGTTTCCAGTGGTACGTTTGAGCGCCCGAATCTTCCGTCTCTCAGCTGTCATGTTTTCGATGACTTTTATACGCTCATCGATGCTTTCAGTGATCGGTATTTTACCGAGCCGGATCATCTCTTCTTCGAGATCCTTGATCCGTTCGGCCACTTCATCAACCGCAGGTGCCGACATGGGACTTGTGCACGTGAAAATGAAAAATGGGAATGACTATTTTCTTTTTTGTTTGTCACGGATTGAAAATATAATTAGTTTTGAAATATGAAATGACTTTTGAGATTGACACTGATAAAAGTATTTACTGAAAATATAATTAGTTTTAAAAATCAATTTGACTTTTATACCGATGACTTGAAAAAGTATTTACCGAAAATATAATTAGTTTTCAAATATGAATTGACTTTTGAGATTGTCACTGACAAAAGTGTTCGGTGAAAATATAATTAGTTTTCAAATGTGAAATGACTTTTATACCGGTGACTTGAAAAAGTATTGACTGAAATTACATACTAAGATCCCCGAGAGCTTTGAACACTATTTCATCCTGACCGATAAACTTCTCATTGGGTAGTTCAGGGTCTAAAGCGTCACCGTGGGTCTGACACAGGTCACATGTTTCCGTGTCACAACCGATTCCGTGACAGTGTTCCGGTTGCACCTTTTTCGGTTTCGGTCCTGTTACCCGCCTGACCTTTTGGGGTTTCTGAGAGCGTTCGCCGTGCATCTTACAATACTCACTGTTCTCGATCGCGTTGTTTCCGCATTGTAACCCCCTACCGGTTATACCCTTACATGGAATCTTTTCAGCCTTTCGTTTTCTAACATTATTAGTGTCCACGTGGGACGTGAGATCGGCGATGTCCTTCCGCAGACCGCGAATTTCGAACTCGAGGAGTTGGATCCGCTCATCCATTGGCACTTGTTAAACTGAGATTTGCCACCCACTTAGGTTTCCAAAAAGTCAGCGATCTACCTAATCACGATAAAACCGGGTAGATCACCGGTCATCAAGCCGATGAGAATCGTCTTGAGTACAGTACCGAATGTTGTCTTTCGTGTCGTCATGAGTTATGCGCAGGAAAAAGTGTGCTTAGGTTTCTTTTTCATTCAGTACGAAACCTAAGTAGAGAGTACATTTGCAAAATCAGTACAGGCTATGACTAAGGTAATCCTAACAGGTTCACCGGTTAAGAAGGTCACCATTCCGCCGATGTCCCGTAAGAATCGATCGGCTGCGTGTAAACGCCCATGCCCGCGTGAGGTTGTGCAGAAGACGTTCGGTGATGAGTACGTCGCTGCCATGCACGGATCGCTGCGGAGTAACGTCGTACACACACTGTTCGACCCTGATAGGCTGGTAGATGACAACGCGTTGTGCGTGCCCAGCCTATCGGGATCGGAGCTGCGGATTCGATATACCTCGAACGGGTCGCCGTTATTACACGAGAAATTTAGATGATTACCCATGACTATTGCTAGTCGATTCCTCAAAGTGGAATACTGCGATTGGTCTCACTGTAATGACTGTAGCAAAACTAACTCTCGCCGTAAATGGTGTAATTCATTATTAATTTAATTAATTTATCGGCGTGATTTTACTTTATAAATCGGTGAAACTTATAGTCGGTGTCACTTTTTGCCGCACATCGACGCGTGCAATGTCTCCACTCCCCGAAATCGAGAATGATGTGAACGCCAAGGACGGCGAGGGATGGACTCCTCTTCACCGAAGCGTTTTTAATGGACACCACGAGGTTTCGCGAGCCTTGATAGAGGCAGGAGCTGATGTGAACGCCAAGGACGGCGAGGGATGGACTCCTCTTCACCGAAGCGCTTTTAATGGATACCACGAGGTTTCGCGAGCCTTGATAGAGGCAGGAGCTGACGTGAATGCAAAGACAATCAATGGCGGGACCCCTCTTTATATGTGCGCTCAGGAGGGACACCTGAAGGTCATGCAATACTTGATCGAAGAGGCTGGAGCTGACGTGAACGCCAAGAAGGGCGATGGCGTGACCCCTCTTTACATCTGCGCTCAGAATGGACACCTGATTGGCGCGCGAGTCCTGATCGAGGCGGGAGCTGACGTGAACGCCAGGAAGATCTATGGCTTGACCCCTATTCTCATTTGCGCTAAAATGGGACACCTGCAGATAGCGCGAGCTTTGATTGACAAGGGAGCTGACGTGAATGCAAAGACAATCGATGGCGTGACCCCTCTTCACTATATCTCTGAGAAGGGAGACGTGGAATTCGCGCGAGCCTTGATCGAGATGGGAGCTGACGTGAACGCCAAGAGAAACGAGGGTAGGGACGACGGTAAAACACCGCTCGATTTGTGGGAAAGGCTGGGGAATATCTGGGAGGAGAATCAACGAAACGTCCGGAGGCGGATTGGTGAACAGTAACTTCAAATGTTGGTTTTATAATCTTGCTTTTTATATGAGAATTCCTCGAGTTAATAGACCACCAAATACCTCGAACGGGTCGCCTTTGTTACACGAGAAATTTAGATGATTGTTAAAGATTACAGTAGTAGGAAAGGTATAAGATGTTAGCTCTCGCTAAACCGATTCACGTTCAAAAGACTTCCGTCAAATTACAGTCAAAAAAAGTGGCATCCCGTCGCCCGGTCCGTTCGGTCCAAGTCCGGGCTGCACTCCCGAATCAGGACCTCGTGAATTACGCACAACTTCAACTCGTCACTTGGATTTTACCTATGACTATTGCTGGTCGATTCCTGAAAGTGGAATACCCTAATATTGCAATTGGTCTCACTGTAATGACTGTGGCAAAACTAACTCTCGCGGCAAATGGTATAATTCATTATTAATTTACCGGTGTGATTTTACTTTATAAATCGGTGAAACTTATAGTCGGTGTCACTTTTTGCCGCGCATCGACACGCACAATGTCTCCACTCCCTGAAATCGAGAACGACGTCGGCACGTGGCTCGAAGACCATACTGTGGGCCGAAAGGTCTTCAAGTCTCTCATGGAGCGCCCATCCACTTTCCAGAACTTCTTGAAGGTCCTTGGTCGCCTGCAGCTGGCAACCCCCAAACTCTACGACCTTCCTGGTACCGCAACCAAACTTCCCCCCTCTGTGGGTACTGTCAAAGATCATTTCACCGACCTGGCGGGTTTGCTCAACCGTGGCAGTAAGGGCAAATGGCCCGCACTGCGCCAAGCGAGACAGGACGAGATCACCATGTACTGGCTCGACACACTTTACGTGTACTTCTTTGCACAGGGGACGAAGGACTACTGTGACGACCGAGCCGAAGCTGCCAGTAACTCAGAGTTCTGGGATGAAGAAGCTAACCAAGAACGTGCAGATATGTGGTCCGAACGACACACCGCCATGGAAGACATGCTTGGTAACGCCTTCGATAACGAATGTCCGTGCTGGCAGAGCACGGACAAGCCTGAGCCTCACAAGCTTTTCGAAGAAGGTCTCACAAAGGAGGTCATTGGCCTCCTACCCCTTGAAGTCGACTGCGACTAGACCTGCTTGCCTTTCAATATGACATTTCCTTGAGTTAATAGACCCTCAAATCCCCCTCGATGCCCCCGACGAGAGAATGAGACCGGCGCGACGAGGACGAGA